AGAGTGCAATACAACGACCTCCTGTTGATAGTGTAGGGTACAAACCAGTCCAAAGCTCATCGAGACCGTCAACATGAGCAGCCTCGTCAATTACCAAAAGAGATAGAGCTTCGGAACGACCAGCGTCAGATGAGGTGGAAGATGCCTTTATTTGAGATCCATTTGATAGCTCAAAAGAAGTTCTATTATCAATAGATATTTTTGCAATACGCATCCAATCAGGCAAGTTTCTGTGTATAGACTTAACTTTTTTTACAAGATTTGCAGCAGTTCCAAATTTAGTAGCGATTACTAAAACGTTCTTATCCCTGTGGAACATCATGAGCCATGATATGTAAGCTGCTGAAATGGTAGAGATTCCAAGCTGACGAGCTTTTAAAATAATGTTAAAGCGGTGATCATTAAAATCATGAACAAGCTGTTCCTGAAATGGATACATCTTGAACGGTATAAGTCCTTTTAGTGGGTGAGAAATCTTCGCATAATTATTAATAAAATAAGCTGGATTCTTCCCGCACTTAACAAGTTCCTTAAGAACCTCATCTCTTGTTAAGCTATAAGCCATAGTTTATAAATCAAGGAATGTTCTAAATTTAGACTCAAATCTCTCTGACAAGACCTTTTCTGGTTCTTTGATATCGTCTACTCCACCAATATCGTATTCTTTGTGCGCCGTTACAAAGACTCGAACGCGGGACGTTTCTTGAACCAAGATATCCGCTTCTCCTCTTTCTTTTAAAGAAACAGGATTCCCTGTGATTTTTTTGTATTCTTTTTTAAGATACTTAGCAATGTCTCCAAATGTTGATTCAATATCATTTTCAAAGTTTCCACCGTATACATCTTTAAGTTGAATATCTGATTGATATGTGACAACAAGAACAGGACCCGCAAAGCGGACCTTAAAACCATCAATTTGTCGAGTGTCCAGAATAACGTTGCCCTCTTCTCTCTTGAGTCCCAAAGTAATCGGCTTGCCATCTTTATCCAAAGCCCCATCATAAGAATTTGCAGCAGCTTGCGCTAGCCCTCTAATAACTTCTAGTGTTTTCTCTGACATTGTTTAAATTCCTTTTGCGTCGGCTATCATGGCCATAAGACCTTCTGCCATTGGTGTTAAAGCGTCCATCAAGGGCACTTCAAACTCACCCTCGACATCTTGGACTGTTGATGCTAGTTTGTCCTGGCTGACTTTTCCTTTTAATTCTCTAATTGCAATTTCTCTCATTGCATCTCTTGCTGCGTTCTGAATTTCATCGCGAAGGAGGTACATAGGTTCATTAGGATCCGGCTCCCCTTCGAAGTCGAACGATAGATTATCTAATTCTTCTTTGATAATCTCTTTAAGTCTTGATTTTTTAATTTTCATTGTTGGGTCTCCAGCCAGATAGCCATCTTTCTTCTCTATCTTCGACATATTGAACGTAGCAAAGGTTGCAGCATTCGTACTTTATCATGTAAATATCGTCTTTAATTGTTTTTAAGTAACTGCCACAAACCGGACAGTTTTTACTCTTATCTCTATTAAGTAGTTTTTTAGGAACTAAAAACCCATCAACTTCAATCATTTCTTGCTGTTGTTGAATAATGATATCTTTTTTAGCTCTTTTCTTTAATTGCTCAAGATATTCTCGTTCTTTTTCTTCATTCCAGTTAGAGTTAGGATTTTGAATAGCTTCTTTGCCATACTTTTGTTCTATCGCTTTTTCAAGCTTTACAATGTAATTCCAATCTGTACCTTTAGACATATTATATATATAACACACTTTCTTATTGATGTAAAAGAAAAGCCGATCCCCTCACGAGGAGAGGACCGGCAAAAAAACCTAAAAGGTTATTTTATTTACTTGTTGAGTTTGCTCATCAAGTCTTCGATTTGAACTTGCTGTGCCTTAATAGCTTCAACAAGAACCGAAGTTAAGCGACCGTAGTCAAGACCAGCAGCCGAGCCGTCTTCCTTAAAGGAGACAACTTCTGGAACAACTTGAGCCATTTCATCAGCGATGAAACCAACTTCGTTCTTTCCGCTGTTCTTAAGATCGTAGGTAACACCTTGCATCTTCTTAACAGTGTCAAGAGCGTTGCTCATTGGCTGAATGTTGGTCTTAATGCTTCTTTCCGAGTAAGTGACGAAAGCACGAGCTTTAACGTCCTTGTCGTTCGGAAGAGCAAGAGCAACATCACCGGATGGCGAAGCGCCAGCAACACCGAGTGATACAAGAGTACCTGCACCACCTGCAACAGAAACCGAACCGGATACTGCGCTACCAAAAAGGTTACCGAATCCAGTAGCGTTCTGGCTGTTACCGTCAAGAGCTTGACCAAGTTGGTCTGCATGAAGTTCAACAATGTGCCCTGTCGCATAACGGAATGTTGCCTTTCCAAGATTAATTGCGTTGTCACTACCAGGACCGAAATCCTTGTGTACCGTGACACCTTCAGTTCCGTTAGCAGTTCTGAAAGTCAAGTACGAGTTAGAGCCTTCCTTAACATCAAGAGCGGAAGCAAGGTTGTCTCCAAGTGTTATAAGTCCAAGACCCGTGTTAGCTGCGCTGAAATCAACGTTAAGACCAACACCAGCATCAGCCACACTTAGACTATCGGCATCAATATCTCCGACGTTAAGGATGTTGTTGTCGCCCATGTCAAGGTTGCCGCCCATTGAGACCGCATCGAGGTAAGCAGTACCGTCGATGTGAATGTCTTCCCACTCTTGACCAGCAGCACCAAGGCTGTATGTACCATCAAGCGATGGTGAAAGAGTACCACTAACGTGTATACCCTGCCCAGAGCCACTAAGTAAAAGAGCGTTTGCTCCTGCTTCATCAAATGAAATAGCAGCATCTTGATCGTTACCGAGTCTGATTCTTTTATCGTCAGCGATGTAAATATCACCGAATTCAGCAGTTGCAGAACCAATATCAGCGCCGCCTACAGCATCAGGAACTAGTCGAGTGTTAACCGTAAGTGTGGTGAATGTACCAGCAGCAGGAGTAGAGCCTCCGACAATACCGTCAATTGGACCAACAAATTCTGTTGAAGTGATCGATGTAGCAGCAGAAACTGTACCGAGGTTACTAATGGTAGTACCAGCGAATGTGGAATTTTGTCCAACAGTAATTAATTCTGAACCGTTGCTGGTTGCGAACTTGATGTAAGAGTTTGAGGCTTGAGTAATATCAAGAGCCGATGCCAAGTTGTCAGTCAAAGACAATTTGTTAAGACCAGTGTTTCCACCAAACTGAATGTCAAGACCTACAGCGGCGTCGTCAACGCTAACGCTATCGCAGTTAATATCGCCAACATTTGTAATGTTGTTGTCGCTTAGCGACAAGTTGTTGTTTAGAGTATCAAGACCTGCTTCAATGTAGGTCATAACTCTGGACATTGCAGATTTACGGATCGTTCCGCCTGCGCCGTCGTCAACCAAGAAGATGTCGGCATCTGCAAGAGCAGCCCCGATGTCAGTTGAGCCGTTGATGTCAACGTTAAATGTAACAGTGTCAGTTGCGCCGACGACCGATGCAAGACCAGATCCACCTGCGAGTGTAAGAGTCTGTCCGTCAGTAATCGTCTGGCTAGTACCACTATCGCCATCAACTACGAATTCATAGCTCGCTGCGTCAGTAGCGACTGGTGAAGCGGAACCAGTACCGTTAATAAGGTAAATTTTTGTATCTCCTTCGTTCCCTGTGGAAGAAGAAGCAAATAAGAATGCTAGCCCTCGGCCAGATCCAGTTGGTGCAGCGGTTCCCGAACCACTGAGCTGGATGTAATCTCCGAATATACTAGCATTACTTGCGTCAAAAGGTGCAGCCATAATATTTTCCCCCTATAATTTATGAAAATTTATTGTGCTGATGGGCTTTCACCCATCGCTTTAAATAGGGAACTATAACCACTTTTAAAGAACTTTTTAGCAACAAAACTGTAAACTACGATTTATATAAGCGTTTTTCTAAAAGTTTAATTTTTTCCTCTTGTTTTTTTAATTCAAACTGCTGTTCTTTAACACACTGAAGGAGGAACGAAGTCATCTTTGCATAATCCATCGAAGAGGGTGTGCCGTTGTCATATCCAATTACCTCTGGCAATTCTTTAGCAACCTCCTCGACAATAAAACCAATATCTTTTTTGCCACTGTCTTTCCAGTCAAATGTTACGCCTCGAAGGTTTTCTAATTTCTTCAAAGGGCTTTTAATCGGCTGAATATTTTCCTTGTACCTGATCGAACTGTAAGTTAGATAAGCGGTGGCTTTTATCATCCCGCTGTTGTCGGTCGTTTCATTGGGTAACGTCAATCCATGAGTAATACTTGCGCCCTTCACATTTATTCCCATGGAACCAGTTAATTCAATCGAACCAGTGGTTGACAAAGTTGTACCACCAAAGGCTAAATTAGCAGAGGCACCAAGTGCCCCATCGTTGTTAAATTGGATTTGTGTATTAGAGCCAGCAGGAGTGGTGGCGGGCA